GGTTCATTATATAGCAACACTTTATCCAATATGCTAACCAATCGTTTTCCTACGGCTGATCGTGCCTCTTGTAAGGCAACATAACAATCACCCTGATTGTCCCCTATCGCCATTGATGTATTAGAACTAACAACGGGTTTTAATGCACTAGTTGTTCGTGGTTCTAGTCCTGATAATCGCCATAATTTATAATATTTCATACCCGCATCATACTGTGGTTCAGTTATTTGTTTTTTTAATAAGTATGTATCCATTAATGTTTGAGTGAGTATTCTTGCTCGTTGTACTTTTGTTTCTAACGTTTCATATTCGTATACGTTTTTCTTCATTTGTTCAGGTGTTGGTGTGTCCTGATAAATAGGAATATGATTATGAAAACGTAAATCTTCGGCTTTATACTGCTTTTTCTTTTTTGGCAAAATCTAACTCCATAATTTTATTATATTCATTGATGTTTCTATTATGATAGTGACGTAAATATTCATCATAATTTTTATGTCTATAATCACCTCTAATTACATATCGTTGAAACAGCTTTAAATCTCTTTTATTTTGTAATGGATCGTAAACCATAGGATAAGGTAAGATACCGACATCAACCATTTTATTAAAACGATACCAAATTCTTTCCCACGTTTCTCTTTTATCATATCCAATAAGCATATATGCCATTATATGATTTGTTTTAATTCCGTACTTTGTTAATGTTTCAACACCTTTAAAAAAACGTTTTTCATCACCAATATTATCCCAAGCTGTATAGATTCTTTTATTTTTAAATGAGTCATCACGATAATCTATTTCACTTAAATTTTTAGCAACTACATCATCAATTAACCTAATATTAATTCCTTGATTAAAACACACTTTAAAATTTCCCTCTTTTATTTCATTTATTTTGTATTCCCAATCTTGTTGCGGTTGTCCAAAAAAGTCATTATCAAGTAAGTGTATTTTTTTAGGATAAGGTTTACCCCTCCATATTTCATTAATAGTTTGATCTGATTTATTCTTACCCTCTTTTATTGGAACAACACAGAATTTACATTTTAAGCGACAACCTCTTTGAGTAAAACCAATACTAAATTTATATTCAGGGTAAAGACTATAATCTAATTTATTCCAACTTAAATCAATATAATCACCAATACATTTTGTCCAATCATCTGTACCCGTTCCACCAATTATTGCTTCAGGATAATTACTTTTAAGTTTTTCAATTCTGTTTTTACTAAATAAAAATATTGATGATCCATACACTTCATCATAATCATCCTCAAACATTAAATGATTAACAGAACGTGTAAATGTAACTTTATGACCCAATGATTTAAAATAAGATGACATTTTCATTAATGCAAGATTAGGCAACTTACCATCAATTTGAACTAACTTTATTTTCTTCATTAAGCATACCTTTTTGTATTAGTTTTTGTTCTATGTCATTAGGTAGCTGATAACCCAGCTTTGTATGTTTATGCAACCAGCTTTCTAATATCTTTTCTTCAGTAGGTTCTTCATCCTTCTCCGCTATATATTCATCCTCCCAGCCTTTTTGATGCAACCACGTATATGGATTTTTGTAATACTGCAATTCAGTTTTACACTCTTCCTTTTCTTGATTGTATTGGTTCATCTTTTTAATTAGAATGGCTGGGTCTACTGTTTTAATTATTTCCTTATATTTTTTAAACGTTCTATCTTTACCTTGTTTACGTTTACATAACTTCCAAAACTCTTCAAAAGCATCAGTATATGTTTCTTTTGTATTATGTTTACTTTGTTTATTGTTTACTTTATATGTGTACCCAATATCCACTAGTGGATTATCCACTTGTGGAATATCCACTTGCGGTAAATCATCAACTGGACGGATTTCAAGGGTTTGCGGAGTATCATATATGAAATAATCAAAACTTTTGAACGTTCCGTCCTTAATTCTACTTTGTGTACGAATGATATACCGATACTTCATTAACTCTTTGATTAGCTTACGAATTTTGTTTTCACCTACGTTATTTTTCTTACTTAGGTCTTTTATGTTTAATTTCCAATCTGATGGTAATGATAACAAGTATACTAATAGTCCTCTTGCCTCTAGAGTAATGGCGGAGTTTTGTATTAAGGCATTAGGTGTAATGGCGTATTTATCTTTTAATTTAGATTTATTTATGTAAACGGGTTCTTTACTCATTATTAGCCCTCATCTTAAAAATATTGCGAATATGAGTTAGGATCATAAAAAAACACAACACATATAAAGTCGTATGTTCATTCAAATATGTGAATAATACCCACCAAAACTGTGAAAATAAGCCGAAATAACCTGAATATTTCCACCCATTTCCATACAAATAAATAGAAGTGATGGCGGTAGCTACGGCAATTATTTCTACAAATAAACTAAACACCACACATACCCTCATCACAAATGGAATCAAACCCATCAAACATATCTAACTGACCATCATCTTCCAATGCTTTGTCTAAGGGTTCACAACTTCTATGTAAATAAAGGTCATCTTTAAATTTGTTTTTAATTTTATATTTTTCTTGGTCACGAATTTGTTTATCCATTTGAACTGCCTTTTCAAATAACTTAGGATCATTTTCTTTTATTTCTTTCCAACCTGATTGGCTGTGAAAAGGACAAAAATAACACGCTGATTTTGTAGGCATAGGATAACCATTATCTTTCATCCAAGCTATACAATCTTGCCTTGACATACCAAAATCATTTATAAGTGGATATTGATTATCTATATATCGTAATCTATTCATTCTCATTCTTCTTAATTCATCTGTTGATATACCTAATAACATTTCAACTTTTACTTCTTTTAAATCTACTCGTTCACCTTTTTTATACCCTAGTAACTCTCTTACTTTTTTTGTAACTGGTTTAATTTTATAATCAGCAGTACATTGTCGCATCAACATACCTTTTTGTTCTGTTTCTTTGTTTTTTGTGTAAAAAGGAATTGTAAATGCTTGATACTTACCTTGACTTGCATCTAATACATCTTGTTCTAAATTTCTCCACGTAACAATATGCACGGGATAACTTACTGTTTTTTTTATAAATTCTAACCATTCATAAACTTTAGGCGGTTCTGCTTGAGTATCAGCAAAGATAGCACAATCAACCATAGGTATTTCACCTTTATGAATCATTAAAGCTAAGGTACTTGATTGCACTCCAGCACCGAGTGATAATACTCTTAATGTTTTAAGCATAACGTTTTTCCATCATATATTTCCAAAAGTCTTGCGGTTTAGCCATTTTGTCCTGAGTTAATGTGTATACTTCACCATTTCCTAAATCTTTTTTTACGGCATTGTTGAAAAAATAATCTTTACTCGTTGCCCCCACTATCGTCATTTTCATTGGACAGCTTTGGTCTTGTACGACCAGGATGGCAAAGTCAGCTATAAATTTTTCTTTTGATCTAAATAATAATTGTCCATCAGAATGAAACGTACTTTTAACTTGTATTGATTTTGAACAAAACCATAAGTCATAACCTGAATCCCAGCCTCCACTTATTGGCGGATTTAAGTTATACAATGTGGCAACGGCATATTCACCTTTAGCCCCTAATTTTTCTATATCTAATTCAGTTCGTGTTTTATCTTGTTTTTGATTTTTTAAATTACTTGCCCGACTCATTTGATAACGAAAATGAGCAAGTGAAATGGCATTATCATAAACTTCGGGTGTTAATTTAATCGTAATCATAAGACCCCATTTGGTTCATTTCCCCATTACTAATCTTTTCAAAACTCTTTTGATGTTGGCGGATTAATGCATTGATAATATTGCCATAAGTCAGGTTAATAGATTCATAATTATCCAACCAATTCTCAGCAACTTCTTTTAACGTCATTCCATTCTTTAACTGTTCAGTTACAAATTCCAACACGTCAATCGCCAAGTATTTGTTTATGTGTTTGTTTTTCATCATCTTCAGCTTTCAAAATTGATTCTCCGATAAGTTGGGCGATTTGTGGCACGATTGAGTTTCCGAGTGATTTGATTCTGTTGGCTCTACCTTTGTCCAATTCGTAGGATACCCCATTAGGAACTCCACAAAGTTCGGATTGAGCTTGCCACCAGGTTTGTTGTTTTTCAAAACTTCCGTAGACATTTTTTTTTGCTTTGGAAGTTTGTATGTTATTGGATTGTATGACTGGTATTTCCAATCCGTGTTTAATGGAGTCGGATACATTTTGTCCGATAATCCAAACCCTTTTTCTTTGATGCCAAGCACCGATGCTTGAAGCTGGAATAACAAGACATTGGACTTGGAAACCCTCTTTTTCCAAATCTTCTTGTATCTGTCGCAAGATTGTACCATTGAAGATGTTAACAATGCCGTCAACATTTTCTCCAATAAACCACCTTGGTTTGCACTCGGCAACAACTCTAATAGTTTCATCCCACAAGTATCTGTCGTCATCTTTGCCTTTTCTTTTTCCAGCAACGGAGAAGGGTTGGCAAGGGAATCCTCCTGAAATAATTGTTGCTGTACCAAAGTCTTTTCCATTAACTTTCCTTATGTCGTCTATTATTGGAACATCCTTCCAATGCTTTCTTAAAACTTTCTGACAAAACTTGTCCTTTTCAACAAATGCAATAGTTTCACCCAGGTTAGCCATTTCAAATCCATAACTAAATCCACCTATTCCTGAAAATAAATCTAATATTTTGTGTTTCTTCATTTAATGTTCTTAATAATTCTGATGATCCACGATTGCGAAACATCAATCCATTGGCAAATTTCTTTACAATCGTCAGAAAAAAACCATTCATAATCTTTTTGTTTACGAAACTTAACGTAATCAATAATCGCTTGTCTAAGTACGGCGATAAATAATTTTTCTTCAGGTAATACTGTGGGTTCGGGAGGTAAAACACGTATCTCATCCATCGTTAATTATTTTTGACCATTTTAAAAACTGCATCCACGTTTTTTCAGGCAATACATAAAACGTTTCTTTTCTATCGGCACGACAAATCAATACGTCAGGTTCTTCCGCTAACCAATCATAAATTTGTTTAAATCCGTTTGCTCTAATTTTACATTCTGCGGAAATTCCGCTGATCATTACATCGTGTTTGGCGAAGTCAGTTGCTCCTGATAACGGAACACGTTTGGCATCAATGCCGAGTTCTTTATGCTTATTAACTATTTCTCGTTCAAAAGAACTGCCTTTAATTCGCTGAGATTTCCCCACTATCATCACCCCGTTGAAAGTCGTTTTTATTAACGTTGCCGTTAGTTAACTCATTAATTTTTTGCATTATCTGTTTTTTTGGAATTCGTTTTTGATTAATGTATCGTGATATTGTGGGTTGTTTACACCCTAACATTTCGGCAAAATTTACTTCTGTTAGTTTATTTTCTTTTAAATAATCTTTAAGTTTCATATTTAACAAATAACGAAATTTTTTTTATTTGGCAAGTTTTTTCGTCTTTATAATTAATTTTATACCATTAATACCTATTTATGTATAATAAACTGTTATATCTATAAATTATTGCTTGTTATGTAAAAACATTCTTTTTACTTGTAATAATATACTTAAATGGTATATTTCTTATTAGAGGTGAAAAATGAAAGACAAATCTTTATTGTCTGAACTTAGATTACGTTTTAATTTAACCCAAAGAGAAGTAGCTGAACGATTAGGTTGCACTCAGGCTGAAGTATCTCGTATAGAAAAAGGTGTCAGACGACTACGTACAGAAACATTAAGCAATATAGCTAAGGCTTTTAATATGCCCGTAGACGAATTGGTTCGGATGCAACTTGGTGAAGCTAATCAAAGTTTAAATACAAATAAAGGTATTCCCTTAATTGGTAAAACGACTATTGATCAACGAGTTAGCTTAAAAGATAAGACACCTAGACGTTACAGTAAATGGGACAATGATGGCAATTATTATTTTGTAAAAGTACCCGGTATGTGTTCTTATCCACGTATAAAACCAAATGAGTTTGTATTAATAGAAAAAGACTCTAGTTATGGAGAAGGTGAAGAAATTGTAATTGAGTATGCCGTACAAAACGACAACGTTATTGCTTTTGGCATATTTGATAAAGTTGATAACGACAACATTTACATAAAAAGGATAAATGAAGATAAAAACACGTATGAAAATCCACATAATTTTATTACAGAAATAAAAAAAGACGTTGTTATAGAAATTTACGTAATTAAGGCAATTTTTAAACATATTTGATTAAATAACGATTTTATTCTTGATAATCGTTGTAGTTTTGTTATATTTATACCATTATTGGTATATATGAATAACGTAACCACAATATATAGCGAAGATTCAACACCTTGCGATACAGAACCCAAGATTAAAGACGTTCTGCCTCAAATTTACATTGATTTAGATTTTGACCATTTTTCCCCTTCTCAACTCAAACAACCTATTCAATCTTGGTTGCTTAATTATTTTTTACTTGACCCTGAAATAAAAAAGAAAAAAAAAGCATCACCTATGGCAAGGGCGGGTTCAGCCGTACACCAATTATTTCAAGATATTGATATAAAAAAATTACCCTTTAAATCCGTTATGGAAGACGTACTTAATGATTTTAGAAAAAGAAGAGATAAGTATGATGCTAAAGATTTATTTAAGGCGGATGAATATGAAAAACGGTTTATGCCTACATACAATAACGTGCAATTTGCTTTTACAGAATTAGGTGTTAGTGAATGTGATTTAGAAACACCTATAAATTTAGAATTACCTGAATTAGATATTCCCATTACGGGATATACAGATTTTAGAACTCGTGAAAACGTCATTGAATTAAAAACTAAATGGAATCGTATTCGTGAAGTTCCTGACCGATATAATGTTTATCGCATCCTAAAAAATGGAATGTGGTCTAAAACAAAACGAGTATTTAAAACTAAAGATGAAGTTGATGTGTATGTAAATGAACAAGATTGTGAATGTAAGATTATGTTTGAGGAAAAACATTTTGAATGTGATAGTCCTCCCGTTGTTAAAGAACCTTACAATAACGACATAATGCAACTAGCATTATACTGTCGGGCAACAAAAAAGAAACCAATAATTGTTTATGCCACAGAAAAAGATTTCAAAATATTTAGTCAAGATAACTGTGAATTATTATCTCAGGAATCATTGGATGGATATGTTGAAAAAGCGAGGCGGATTGCTTTAAGTCGTCAAAACTTGCTAAAGAAGGTAAACGATCCGTTTTTATTAACTGAGTTAATAGAACCTCCTGACCTAAATGAATTTTGGTACGACTTAGGTTCTGACGTTACAGAAGAGGTGAAAAGAATATGGAATCTGTAAATGAAGGAAAAATTCACGAATCAATGTGTAAGTTTCACTCATTGTTTGATGGGATAAAGGGTGAAAAAAAATCAGCCTTTAAAGGACAATATTTTGAACTACCGACCCTAATTAGTGAAATTAAACCAATATTGAATGAATGTGATTTATATTTTACACAACGTTCAATATTAATTAACGAACATAGCTATTTACAAACAACCATAAGACATAAAGATGGTTCATTTATTAGTGATGATGGTGTTCGGTTATATGAATCTGAAAAAGCGGGTGATTCTAAATTACAATCCATAGGGGCATCAATATCGTATGCAAGACGATATG